ACCATTGATATACTCCCTTGTCTGCTCATGAGGCAGAAATAACTGTGCTCTTGTATCTGTTTCGGTTGAAGGATCTGTAAATGTCGATGCATCTTTGAATCCGTTTTCCGGTGTAAATGCAAAGCTATCCATTATTTAACCTCCTTAACAATTGTGTATTTGAACTTGATTCCGCTGAGTGACATGTCACGGTTGATCTCACTGTTTTCAAGCAGTACTCCGAAGAGCATCACCTTTTTGACAGAACACTTGCGGGCAAAAGTCCTTGCGTACTGCATGATTCCCCATCCGAAGGAAGACCATGCAAAGGAATCCCAAAGGATAGCAGGCACCTCAATATCTTCGGGATCTGCTTCCCCATCGGGATTATCGTCAGTCAGATATGTTACATGGATCTTTGTGGCTGTATCTCCACGGACCTCAAAGAATGCCTGCTTGATCGTCTTCAGAGACTCGAATGCCTGAAAATCAAACAATGGAGTCTGATAGCATGACTCAATAGCATCTGTTTCAAAATCATTCAACTTGTTATTGAAAGTGCAGACATAGTTGCCGGATGCATAATAAGCTTTGTTATTAATGACAATTCCGTTTGTCACAGTTTCCTTGCCGATGCGGTCCCACTTATACCATGCGGTAGCCTTTGCCATTTCATCCACTGAGTACCTTGTAGTCTCAGAGAATGGAGCATTTGTATAGTCCCACATATAAGCAGTCTGACCTGTGAACAGGATGTACTTGCCGTCATAATCAATGGCAATTGCCTTGCTCAGATCAGCCTCTGCGAGAAGCCCGTTTTCACGCTCTCCGCCGTTGATATTTCTTGAGACAACACGTACATTACGCTCGTCAAGAATCGCTGTAGAACAAAGCGTACAGACCCCGTAGATGGAGTTCCCCCAAGTCAGTCTGTTATCGATATACTCGATAGTCTTCGGCATGTCACATCCGACTTCATTGTTAACAGGCTGTGATGTCAGAAGCATCCTTTCAACACCATTGGTGTCTTTCGAGAAGCTGTAGGAGATACTGAACACTTCCGTAGGCTTGAATATGATCAGCACATTGTACTGAAGTCCGAAGCCTGTAATGTCATCCTCAGTAGATCCGATTGTTGCATAGTTCATTTCGGGGAAATAAGAAGCATCGAAAACATCTGAATAGTAGTAGGTTGATTTGCCATTGCCTGCCAGGAACAGATGCGAGTTGTTATTTCCTCCGTATGATGCTGCGTATTTGCATTTGAGAATGTTCTCCCGATAAACAGGATTGGTTACATATGCCGTGATAAATACGTTGTCAGTGCCTTCAGCAGGTGCTGCAGCGAACGTGACCGTATAAGCGGTGCGGTCTACCGTGAAGTGATTTCCTTCGCCTTCTGTCCATTCTGTATCTCCAATCAGTACTTTGACTGGTGTGGCATCCATCGGAATAACATTGCCGTCCTCATTCTTCTGAATCGGAAGGTGGTATACCGTTGATGTACCATCACCGTTGAAGCCGACTCTGAAGCCTGCTCCAAGGGAATTGTAGTTATAGTCAGTCACTTCACCGCCTGTTCCATCTGGCTTACTGACGATCAGAATGTCAGGGATATACGGTTCAACCTCTTTGCAAGTCTCCCCGTCATATTGCAGATAAACGTCCTCAGACAGGAAGTACAGCATCTTGTTAAACACAAAGAAAATCCCTTCATGGGAAAGTGTTCCTGTGTGAATGGCGGTCTTTACACTATCCTCAAACCTGTAAATGCCTGTGGCTGTCTGTGCATACAGCACGCTGTGAAATCTGCCGACACTCAGCACAGGTTCTTCAAAGTCTGCATATACTTCCTGTCCGTAACGTTTTCCGAAGATGCCGTTCTTGTACATCATATTCAGCATCTTAGGCGATTGTTTCACAGGTAACAGGTAATCAAGATCCTGTATATTCAAACCGCCGGAACCTGGATTAATGATACTCAGCAGGCTGTACTGTGCCGGTGCGTGTGTCTTCTGAGCAAATAATGCCATTACCAAGTCACCTCATATACATCGGTCAGTGCCATCAGCCTTCCTCTCATCAGCGATGCTCTTGCGTTCTGATAGTCTGTATTGAACAGGTCATACTTGGAAAGATCATCGTCAATGAAGAACTTCGATGCCAGCCCGTACGGAAGAACTTCCCTGTTGATCTTGTCATGGTAAGGAAGCTCATCCGTGTCACTGGCTACAGAAGGAATATCATCAAGCGGAGTTTCCCCATCTCCACGGAGCAGTGCGTTTTCGAGATCAAAATTCTCTGACAGAAGAACATTGATCCACGGGATGTAGTAGTTGTCATAATCCCTTGATGTTGCTTTTTCAAACATCATTGCCTTTGTCAGTTCATATAATTCTTTAACTGTCATAATGTTCTCCTCTCAGAGAGCCTTGATGGCTCTCAAAATTTTTAAGATGAAGCTCTAGCCTTCAGAACACCCTGTACAGCGAATGTTCCTGTGCCTTCCGGCTTGGAAGAGCTGTAGGTTGTGCTATTGACCAGAGTCTTCAGAGCGAATGCATCACCGTAGTAACGACCTTCGATCAGTGTGCCGGAGATACCCGGAACATCGTTTCTGATGAAGAGTTCGGAAATCTTTGTCGGAGCGAGGACCTTGCTCTTGTGTGTGAAGAGAGCGAAGCATCCTGTCGGCAGATATGGATCCGGTACTTCAATCAGTCTCCATCCCATGCACTTACCGACTTCACCACGAACAAGGTGCTTTTCACCGAGCTTCTCAACAGAGATGAACTCAGGATTGAGCAGGAGCTTGCTGTATGTAGCGGATGTCGGAATATATGCGATTGCACCTTCATCCATCGGAATGTTGGTGTTAACGAACTGAGCACGTGCATCTGCGAACATGTCGACAACATTTGCCTTTGTAGGTGTTGCTGCTGTCAGAGAGGCAGCTGCTGTGTGCCATGCATTGAGCGCATACTTATCGAAGAACGGAACGACCTGCTCGCCGATCTGCTGCTTAACAACTGCGCCGGTTCTCTTTGCCCCCATCTGATCCTTGTTGTTGCCCTTGTCAATTGTCATTGCGAAGGACTTGTCCTGTGTCAGAATGAGGTGCTGTGTGTCATCCTGCAGTTCTGTCGGCTGACCGTATCTCCATACACCGGAACGTGTGTAGTCGCCGAGAGGCTGAGTAACAACAGAGTAGATGTAAATGCCACGGACACCCTCGAAAGAGTAGTCGTTATTGACATTGGACTGAATGACGGACTTTCTCAGAAAAGCCTGCTGAAGCTGATCTGAATATTTTTCGGCAAGATTAATTCCCTGTGCCATAGTATTTTCTCCTTATTTAACCAAGCAATCCCTGTACGAATGGATCGACATCCTTACCGGAACCCGAGTTATCAGAGACCTTACCAACTGAGTTGGTTCTGTTTCTGTCGTTTGTATTGCGGTTGGAGAGGCGGTTTCTTAACTGCTGATTCTCATATGTCAGCCAAGCCTCCATGAGAGGAGTGCCTGCGTTGATATCGTCAATTACCTCATTGGGCAGTTTCTCGATATCCACATCGGGGAATCTGCTGTTAAATGCCTGTACTTCCGCAAGCAGTTTGTTCTGCTGTGCCTGTTCGTTTGCCTTTGCAGTTTCAGCCTCCTGTTTGGCGATGTCTGCTAAACGGTTCTTATAGACTTCATTGGCATACTTATTGGCAACTGCATCCGAAACATCGGGATTCTGTGACTGAAATTCCTTTGCGATCTGCTGAATGTTCAGTGTGTCCTGGAATTGAGCCATTCTGTTTGCGTAATCCTCTACAGACATGCCTGCCTTCTTGGCATTCTGTTCAAGCACCTTCAGTACAGGGTTGTTCAGTGCCTGCTGTAATTTCTCGTTGATCTTGTCATAGTTCATGCCCTTCTGAGCAAGTGTGGTAGCCTGCTCACGATTGAGTGTCTGATTCTGACCGTTGTATCTGATATCAAGTGAGAAATCATCTGTATCGGATTCTGTAGCGAGTTCTTCTGTAGTCTCAGTTTCAACTTCGTCACTCTCGTCAGAGGACTCGTTTACTTCTTCGATTTCAAAGCTGTCATCATCGAATGACTGGTTTGTCATCTCTTCTGGCATTTGGTCTCCTGTGCGCTATGGTTGGCGCATATAAAAAGCCGAGTTGCCTCGACCTTTTAACAACTGATTTTGAATGGGATGTTTTCTTTCTTTCTGTACACATCCATATACAGTTCGGACTTATCTCCGTTGAATGTGAATTCAAAGTACAGTCCGTCATGAACAGTGGTGCTCATCATGCACTTGTTGTTCTGCAGGGTTTTGCATGCCCACACTGTGTACGTATCCTCCTGCCGGATCGCCACAGCATTCTGCTCATACCACTCAATAAGCTTGGCTGTGCAGATAGATCTGAAGAGTTCTTCATTCATTCTTTTCTGCCTCCTTCGGCTTGCCTACTGTGGTACCGCATGACGGGCACTGGAAGCAGTAGGTGTTTTCTTTGATTTTCTTCCGTTCCATCGGCTTATGACATCTTGGGCACTTC